GAATTAGCAAGCAATCATCATTCAACACTATTCGTGAGTATGCTCTTGAAACAGGAAGCATCTCAAACGTTATATGGAGACTAAAGCGTAATGGTCAGGGAACTGAAACTAATTACACTCTTATTCCATCAGCACCAGATAAGGAGCCGTTTACATGGGGAGAAGTTAAACCTTATCCACTTGAAGCAGCACTAAAGAAAATTCCTTATGCTGAGCAAGAAGCATTCTATTTGGGCTTTGATAGTCCATCTACAACTTCTTCTACCAACACAGACTGGTAAGAATGAGTTACGTAGGCTTACATGTTCACACGCATTACTCCCTGTTTGATGGCATCGCTACGCCAGAAGAGTATGTAAAACGTGCAGTAGATCTCGGTATGACATCAATTGCCATTACCGATCACGGAACTTTATCGGGGCACCGTGAACTATACCGTGTTGCTAAAGCAAACGGGATCAAGCCTATACTTGGCGTAGAAGGATATATGTGTTCTGACAGATTTGATACTAGAGATAAATCTGAAAGAGAAGGTCAACAGGACCTAGTTTATAACCACATTATTCTTCTTGCCAAGAACCAAATTGGTTTAGAAAACCTAAACAAGATTAATGAAATTGCATGGACTGAAGGTTACTTTAAGAAGCCAAGGTTTGACTTTGAAATACTTGAAAAGTATAAAGAAGGAATCATTGTAACTTCTGCTTGTCCAAGTAGTGTAATAGTAAAAGCTCTTGAAGAACAAGAGTTTGCACTAGCCAAGAAACATATTAAATGGTTTAAAGATACCTTTGGCAGTGATTATTATATTGAAGTAATGCCACACAATGAAGCAGAGATTAACAAACAGTTAATTGAACTTGCCGATGAATTTAAAATTAAAGTAGTTGTAACTCCAGACTGCCACCATGTAGATGAATCTCAAAAAGAAGTTCAAGAGTTTAAGCTTCTAATGAATACTCATGCTAAGGTTCAAAAAGATACAACATACGATAAGTCTAAGAAGCAACCAGACATGATGAAAAGACTTGACTATCTGTATGGAGAAGATCGTCAAATTACTTTTAATAAGTTTGACATTCACCTTCTTTCATATGAAGAGATGAAGTCTGCTATGGAATTGCAGGGTATCGATAGACCAGACATCTATTCCAACACACTATTACTTGCAGACACAGTAGAAGACTATGACATTAAAGATGGAATGAATCTGCTACCAGTTCAATATAAGAGTCCAGATAAAGAGTTAAAGAGTATTTCTCTTGAAGGATTGGTCACTCGTGGGCTATCTGATAATAAAGAATATCTTGATAGACTTGATGAAGAGCTTGAGATCATTAAGAATAAAAAGTTTGCACCTTACTTTCTTGTAGTTCAAAGTATGATTACTTGGGCTAAAAAAGAAGGCATTATGGTTGGTCCAGGTCGTGGATCTGCTGCTGGATCTTTAGTTTGTTATGCTCTTGGTATTACAGATGTAGATCCAATTAAACATGGACTACTGTTTTTCCGTTTTATTAATCCAGATCGTAATGACTTTCCAGATATCGATACAGATATTCAAGACACTCGTCGTGATGAAGTTAAAGATTATTTAGTTAGACAATATAGACACGTTGCATCTATTGCTACATTCTTACAGTTTAGAGGTAAGGGAGTAGTTCGAGATGTGTCAAGAGTTTTAAACATTCCACTATCAGATGTTAACAAAGTTTTAAAGTATGTTGATACTTGGGATGAGTTCTGTACATCAAAAACAACAAGAGAATTTAGAGACAAGTATCCAGAGGTGGAGATATATGGTGAACAACTTCGTGGTCGTATTCGTGGTACTGGTATACACGCTGCTGGTGTGGTCACTAGCAAAGATCCAATTTTTAGGTATGCTCCGATGGAAACGAGATCTTCTCCTGGGAGTGATGAACGCATACCTGTGGTTGGTGTTGATATGGAGGAGGCTGAACGGATTGGTCTCATCAAAATCGATGCACTTGGATTAAAAACCTTAAGTGTAATTCAAGATGCAGTTGCAATGATTAAAGAAAATCATTATGTAGATGTTAATCTCTTATCATTAAACATGGAAGATGCTAATATTTATCAGATGCTTTCTGATGGGTACACTAAGGGTGTATTCCAGTGTGAAGCAAGTCCATACACAAACCTTCTTATAAAGATGGGTGTTAAAAACTTTAACGAACTTGCTGCTTCAAATGCTTTGGTTCGTCCAGGAGCTATGAACACAATTGGTAAAGACTATATTGATCGCAAACATGGAAAACAAGCGGTATCATATACTCATCAGATCATGAAAGAGTTTACGGAGGATACTTATGGTTGCGTTTTATACCAAGAACAAGTTATGCAGGCATGCGTACACCTTGGAGGCATGTCCATGTCGGAAGCAGATAAAGTTAGAAAGATCATTGGAAAGAAGAAGGATGCTAAAGAGTTTGATGTATTCCAAGACAAATTCATTAAAGGTGCTTCTGCCTATATTAGTCCCAATCAGGCTCTTGATCTATGGCATGACTTTGAAGCGCATGCGGGGTATTCGTTCAACAAGTCCCATGCGGTTGCTTATTCTACGCTCTCGTATTGGACGGCGTGGTTAAAGTTCTACTATCCTCTTGAGTTTATGTTTGCCCTTCTTAAAAATGAGAAGGATAAGGATGGTCGCACAGAGTATCTAATTGAAGCAAAGCGTATGGGAATTTCTGTTAAGCTTCCACACATTAATGACTCTGACTTTGATTTTAAAATTGAGGGTAAGGGAATTAGATTTGGTTTGACTGGTATTAAATATATATCAACTAACATTGCTGAAAAGTATGTTGCTGCCAGACCATTTAAATCTTATAAAGAACTTGAAGAGTTTACATTTACAAAAGGCAACGGAGTAAATAGTCGTGCACTTCAAGCACTAAGAGTTATTGGTGCTGCAACCTTTGAAGATAATCCTAGAAATGATGAAGAGATTAAAGACAATCTATATGAATACTTAAACCTCCCAGAGTTTAATATTACAATTCCTTCTCATTACTATGCGTTTATTCAAGACACAACTGACTTTGAAGAAAAAGGTTCTTATATTTTATTAGGTATGGTTAAATCTATTAAACGAGGTAAAGGATGGTCAAGAGTTGAAATTCTGGACAAGACTGGCAGTGTTGGGATATTTGATGAAGAGGGAACGACGATTGAGACTGGTCGTACTTACTTGGTTCTTTGTAATGACAACAGGATTGTTTCTGCAGTTCCTGCTGACGAAATAAAAGGATCTTCAAGTGCTCTTGTAAAATTCTTAGGGTATAAACAACTTCCATATACAGACGAAGAAATGTTTGTGGTATCCTTTAAACCTAGAGTAACTAAAACAGGAAAAAAGATGGCTTCATTAACATTAGCAGATACTAGTAGAGATCTACATTCTATTACAGTATTCCCTACTTCATTTGCAAAAGCTTACATGAACATTGAAGAAGGCAAGTCTTATAAATTTAGTTTTGGTAAAACAAAAGACGGCACAGTAATATTAGATGATATAGATTTATGACAATAGAGAAGAGAATATAGTGGTAACGATAGAAGAAGTCTTAGCGCAGCTTAGCCCAAAACTAAGAAAAACAATCATGGCAGGAGATTCCTTGCCAGCAACAGAATACGCAGCAACACCTAGTTTCGGCTTAAACCGTGCTCTCAACGGTGGTCTTCCCTATGGTAGGCAAGTGTTGGTATGGGGCTCAAAGTCCTCTGCAAAGTCCTCTCTATGCCTTCAGATGATAGGTCTGGCACAGAAGGAAGGAAAGATCTGTGCATGGATTGATGCAGAAATGTCATATGATAAGAATTGGGCAGAAAGCCTTGGGGTAGATACATCAAAACTAATCGTCTCACAATGTAGGACAATCAATGAAATGGTAGACATTGGAACAAATCTAATGAATGCTGGAGTTGATATGATTGTTGTTGATAGTATTACTTCTCTTCTTCCAGCAATATACTTTGAAAAGGATTCAGAAGAACTAAAGCAACTTGAGAATACCAAACAAATCGGTGCAGAGTCTCGTGACTTTAGTAACGCATGGAAGATGTTAAACTATGCTAACAATAAAGTTAAGCCTACTTTGCTTGTTCTAATTTCTCAATCAAGAAATAATATTAGTGCTATGTATACAAGCCAACAGCCAACAGGTGGTCAAGCAACTAAATTTTATTCATCATCAATTATTAAACTGTTCTCATCAGAGTCAGACAATCAGGCTATCAAAGGAAAGATTAAAGTAGGAGATAAACTAATTGAAGAAAAAGTTGGTAGAAAGATTCTTTGGCAACTTCAGTTTTCTAAAACATCTCCAGGGTTTCAATCTGGTGAGTATGATTTTTACTTTAGAGGTAACGATATTGGTATTGATTCCATTGGTGACCTTGTTGATACCGCAGAATTTGTAGGGCTGGTTAATCGTACAGGCGCATGGTATCAGCTCGAAGATGGTTCTAAGGTGCAAGGTAGAGAAGGATTTGTTAACAGAGTTAAGGAAGATCTTGATCTACAAGAGTCACTAAAAAAGAAGTTGATGAATGGCTGAAAAAGAGTTTACAATTTTTGCAGGACAGGCAATTTGTCAGAAATGTAAAGAGGATGTTTTATCTTTAAGACTCTGGGCCAGTACAGGAGATGTTACTTGGATGTGTAGTAAGAAACACATATCTAAAGTTGCTCTTGTACCAGTCAAAAAGAAAAAGAAAGATTTTGCAGATGAGTGAACGTTCCGAATCCAAAAGAATTGGTGCTAAGCAGCACAAGAATTCAGGACGTAATACCCACAAGGGAGATGCTACATGGAGAAACTTCACTGTAGACTTTAAAGAATATCCAAAGGGTATTACAATTAATAAAGATAACTGGGCAAAAGCAGTAACTGATGCAATTAGAAACGGTAATGATCCAGCAATATTTATTATTCTTGGCGATGGTAATTCAAAGGTAAGATTAGCAGTAATAGAAGTAGAGATGCTTGAGCAACTAACAGAGGGGTATGATGATGGAACCACAAAACACAACGATTGAAATGGTTAATGGTTTGTCTGAGATAGCAGACTATATGAATGATGATGAACTAACAACAGCTTTAACAATGATTGCTAAAATTATTATTAAACCAGACATTCCTATTCAAGTTGCAAGTCTTGAGATTGTTAGACTTCAAGCAATTGCAGCAAAGATGTCTTTAAAGGCTACGTGGATGGCTAATGTTGATAAAAGCGACAGGGCAAAAAAGAACATATATTACACAGCAGCAGAAGCAATAAATGATCTAGTTTCAGCACTTAAATACATAATGCGCTAAACCATTTACTGGTATACTTATATAAACAAGGGAATAAAATGACAAAAAACTTATTACAGCAAATTATGATTAGAGAAGTAGAAACTCCAGAACAAGTAGATGCTAAGGAATTAATCAAGGTAATCGAACAAGGATATCTTGTTGGACGTGAACCTAAGCATACTCAAAAGAAAACCTTTGGTCCATCTACTATTGCTTATGGGCATGGAGAATGTCCAAGATATTGGTACCTAGCTTTTGAAGGTGCGATCTTTGAAGACAATGCAGATCCATATGGCGTAGCAAATATGACCAATGGAACTTTATCTCATGGACGTATTGAGGAAGCATTTAAAAACTCTGGTATATCTATTGATTCAGAATTTAAAATATTCAATGATGATCCACCAATTTTTGGTTATGTAGATAACCTAATCAATTGGAAGGGTGAAGACATTGTAGTTGAAGTTAAGACAACCAACAACGAAGTCTTTGAGTATCGAAAGAGAACTAATAAGCCTAAGATGGGCCATGTTGTTCAGATCCTTATTTATATGAAGATTCTTAAAAAGTCTAAGGGTATTCTAGTTTATGAAAACAAAAATAACCATGAGCTATTAATTATTCCAGTAGAAGTTAATGACAACTATAGAAACTGGATTGATCAAGCTTTTGAGTGGATGAGAGTGGTCCGTAAAAATTGGGAAGATAAAACTTTACCAACTAAGAACTATAGATCAAACTCAAAGATATGTAAAAACTGTCCAATCAAAAAAGCATGTACAGAAGCAGGGGTGGGTGTAGTTAAAATAGCATCCCTAAAGGAACTGAGTGAAACTATGTAATCGTTGTGATAAATACTTTAAACCTAGAGTAACTTATCAAATATATTGTAGTGACATTTGTAGAGAAGAATCTACAAAAGAAAAGATTGCCGCAAGGTATCTTGCTACTAGACGACAAAAAAGATATGGTAAAAAAAGAAATTGTCTTGGTGGATGTGGAATGTCATTATCAATTTATAATGATTCTGGGTTCTGTGCTAATTGTAATGTAAGTGAAAAAGCAGTTAATAAAATGATTAAAGAGCTAAAGGGGTTCATTGATTATGAGCAAGAATAAATGGGGCTATGCTGTACAGCCAAATACTTTTTGTGCCATTGATGCTAGTACTAATAGCCTTGCTTTTGCTTTGTTCAATACTAAAGATGGTTCTCTGGGATCAGTAGGAAAGATTAATTTTGAAGGCAATGATATCTATGAAAAGGTTATGGATGCAGGGCAAAAGGTAAAGGCATTCCTTGATTTTTATAATGGATTTGAAGCAATTATTATTGAGCATACAGTTTTTATGAATAGTCCTAAGACTGCTGCTGATCTTGCTTTAGTTCAAGGAGCTATCTTAGGTGCTGCTGGTCAATCTGGAACAAAGGTTATTGGAAGAGTTTCTCCAATTACTTGGCAAAACTATTTAGGAAACAAAAAAATGTCAAAAGAAGATCAGGCTTTAATTAGATCTGCTCATCCAGGCAAGTCTGTTTCTTGGTACAAAACATATGAAAGAAACCTTAGAAAAGAAAGAACTATTACAATGGTTAATACTGTTTATGATAGATCTATTAATGATAATGATGTTGCCGATGCTTGCGGAATTGGGCATTGGGCGTTAAAAAACTGGGATAAAGCGATAGGAGATAATAAATAATGCCAGAGTTAAATGCAAACATACCACCGATAAACTGTTATGTAAGAGGAAACTATTTAAGAAATCATCAAGACAGCCATGACAAATATTTTGAATGTGTTGTTTTTGGTGTTTCAAGTTTAAAGTCTAGAAGCCCACTGTTTCATATTATGATGCCAGATGGTGGACTATGGTGGAGACTTCCAATTTCTGCCTTCTGTACAGAGCCAGGAGTTCCTGAAGTTGATCTACACAATCTAGTGTTGTGGAATTCTTTTAGCCACCATGTTGCCGTAACAAGATTTGAAAATCTAACAAACCTTAGAATGTCTTACATAGATAGAACAAAGACAATGCATAAAGGAACATATCTGTTTACATTAGACTGGCATAACCCAGACACAAATGTTTTAGATGATGGGTATTCTGAAAGTCCAGCAGATCACAAGTGTGGGCACGTTATTCAAAGAGACGATGGAAACTTTGCAATTCAGCCTAATAATAGAGTTAGGGTGTATGAGCCATCCTTTACCCTAGAAAAAGAATACTTAATTGACAGAATCATTAATGAAAGAAAATATGATGTAGAAAATCAAGATAAATGGATTATGGAAAACTCTGATAGATTTAACTATGAAATTGATTTAAACGAGGTTGACAAATAATATTATGTCTGCTAAACTATACACAAGCAACTTATGGTTACGTAAACGTTATGTAATTGATAAGAAAACTCCAGAGGAGATTGCTAAAGAGTGCGGTACTAGCGTTGAAACCATCTATGTTTACCTTGCTAAATTTGGATTAAGGAAGTCAAGACGATGAACAAACTAGAAAAAATAGTCATCACAGCTACTGTTGTTGGCATGGTTGGATTTGCTTTTGCATTTTCTTTATTAAGCGGGATTCCAGAAGAGTTTGATTGGGAAGCAGATGATGAGTAATAATCTAACCATTACGGTTGATCAAGTAAATAATCCAATACACTACACCTCAGATCCTTCTGGCGTAGAGTGTATTGAGATTACTAGACATCGTAACTTTAACATTGGTAATGCTTTTAAATACCTTTGGAGAGCAGGACTTAAAGATGAATCTAAAACCATACAAGATCTAGAAAAAGCAATCTTCTATATTAAAGATGAAATAAATAGATTAGAAGGTAAGTATGTCAACTGAAGAAGATTTAGTCAAGCACTTAGATCAAGTTAATGATGTTGTTTCAGAATACTTAAAGGGTAACGATCCAACAGTTATCTCTAAAGAACTTGACATTCCAAGAACAAGAGTTGTAAGTCTTATCAATGAGTGGAAGACTATGGCTTCTGATAATGCTGCCATTCGTGCCCGTGCAAAAGAAGCTTTGGTTGGAGCAGACACGCATTATAGTAAGCTAATTACAAAAGCCTATGAAGTTATTGATGAAGCAACGATACTGAATAACTTAAGTGCTAAAACTCAAGGTATTAAACTTGTCATGGATATTGAGTCTAAGCGTATTGATATGCTACAAAAAGCTGGTCTTCTTGAAAATAAAGAACTTGCCGAAGAGATGATTGATATTGAAAGAAAGCAAGAAGTCCTTGTTGGAATACTTAGAGATATAGCGTCTGAGCATCCAGAAGTTAGAGATATTATTATGCAAAGGTTATCCTCAATTGCAAAAGATGGAGAGGTAATTACAGTTGTCCACGATGTTCAATGATTTCCTTGAAGTTTTAAAGGAGAATCATTTTGTTGAAAAACCTGTTGACGCAAAGACATTTGTTGAGTCTCCAGACTATCTTGGTCAACCCCCTTTGTCTGAAATTCAGTACACAATTGTAGAAGCAATGAGCCAAATTTATCGTAAAGATGATGTTGTTGATATCATGGGTGATGCTGGAGAAGAATACTTTAAGAAGTATACAAAGAATGAATTAATTCTGCAACTTGGCAAGGGATCTGGAAAAGACTTCGTATCTACAGTAGCCTGTGCCTATGTAGTATATAAGATGCTATGTTTAAAAGATCCCGCAGTTTATTATGGTAAGCCTGCTGGAGATGCTATTGATATTATTAACGTTGCTGTAAATGCTCAACAGGCTAAGAACGTTTTCTTTAAAGGATTTAAGTCTAAGATTGAAAGATCACCTTGGTTTGCTGGAAAGTACAACCCAAAGGCAGACTCGATTGAGTTTGATAAATCTATTACAGTATATTCTGGTCACTCAGAGCGTGAATCACATGAAGGTTTAAACTTATTTATGGCAGTACTTGATGAAATTTCTGGTTTTGCTTCTGAAGTTGCAACAGGAAATGAACAGGGTAAGACTGCTGATAACATCTATAAAGCTTTTCGTGGTACTGTAGATTCTCGTTTCCCTGACCTTGGTAAGGTAGTTCTTCTATCGTTCCCCCGCTATCCAGGAGACTTTATTTCTCAACGGTATGACTCAGTAATTGCTGATAAAGAAGTAATAGAAAAAACACATAAGTTTATTATTAACGAAGACTTGCCTGATGATAATCCAGACAACTCATTTGAAATATCATGGGAAGAAGACCATATTCTTTCATATAAAATACCAAAGATATTTGCATTGAAAAGACCCACATGGGATGTAAATCCAACCCGTAAGATTGATGATTTTAAGATTGCTTTTCTTACAGACTTAGGAGATGCGATGATGCGTTTCCTTTGTACTCCAACATATTCTTCTGATGCTTTCTTTAAACAAAAAGATAAGTTACAAAAATGTATGAATGTTAGAAACCCTATTGATAATTTTAAAAGGTTTGATGAATCTTTTACTCCAGATCCAGATGTTATTTATTATATTCATGCTGACCTTGCACAAAAGCATGACAAGTGTGCTGTTGCTATTGCTCACGTTGATCGCTGGGTAAATATTAAAGTAATTAAAGATTATGAACAGGTAGTTCCAGTTGTAGTTGTTGATGCTGTTGCTTGGTGGGAACCAAGAACTGAAGGGCCAGTAAACTTATCTGAGGTTAAACAATGGATTATTAATCTTCGTAGAGAAGGTTTTAACCTAGGCATGGTTTCATTTGACCGCTGGCAATCATTTGATATCCAAAATGAACTACAATCTGTAGGGGTAAGAACAGAAACAGTGTCTGTTGCCAAAAAACACTATGAAGATTTAGCTATGATGGTTTATGAGGAAAGAGTAGCCATGCCTATGATTCCTTTATTATTAGAAGAACTATCAGAGTTAAAGATTATGAAGGGTAATCGTGTAGATCACCCCCGTAAAAAATCTAAGGACTTAGCGGATGCTGTTTGTGGGGCAGTATTCGGAGCCATCTCTCATACACCTAAAAACCTTAATGTTGAGGTTGAGGTCCATACGTGGGCTAATTCAGCCAAATTTGCAAAGAAGGACAAGGGTATGATAGAATTAGATTCAAAGGAAATGACTGACGAAATCAGTAATTTCTTAGGTAAATTTAATTTACTATAATCTTCTGATTAAATGATCAGATTCAAACTAACAAGGAGAAAGATGAATTCATTCAAGAAAATCGCTATTGTCATCGCTGCAGCCCTGACTAGCACAGTATTATCTACAACAGCATCTACGGCAGCACCTCTTGCTGTCACAGTTGCATCAGTGGCTAACGTAACTACTACTGCAGCACCTCAATCAATTGCTGTTCCGTCAACTAACGTTGTTGATGCAGCACGTACAGTTGCTATTACAGCAACAGCAGATGCAAATACATCTGTTACATTTACAGCATCATCAACAGTAAAGTTGGTTACTGCTCTTAATACAGTAGATGCACCAAAGAATGTTGCTAGTGGAGCATCAGCACTTACTATTGCCTCAACAGGTGTAGCAATCACTGTTTACGCATACACAACATCAACAGCAGTTGGTTCAGTTACAGTCACAAATGGCGCATATTCAACAATTGTTTATGTTAAAGGCGTAGCAGGACCTGCTTACAATCTAGCAGTTACAGTTCCTACAGCAGCAGCAGTTGGAACAGTTCCAGCAATCTCAGTTATTACAACTGATATTTTTGGTAACGCTTCTTCAGATACAGTAACAGCAACAATCGTTGGCTCTACATTTGCTGATGGTTCATCTGTTAAGGCAGTAACTCCAGATGTTGCATCATATTCACTTGTTACAGGTGTAGCAGGAGAAGTTACAGTAATTGTAACTGGCCTTACACTAGTTGCTCCAGTAGCAGGTTTTGCAGCACCAGTAAAGGCAGCAATCGCTAAGTTTACTATTGCTGATCTTGCTGCTGAGATTGCAGCATTAAAGGCTTCAATCGCAGTTGAAAAGGCTGGTCGTTTAGCAGATTCAGCACAAGCAGTTCTAGCAGCAAATCTTGCTAAAACCATTGCCGATAAAGCACTAGCAGATGCAAAGACTGCTGCTGATAAAGCAACAGCGGATGCAAAGACTGCTGCTGATAAGGCACTAGCAGATGCTAAGGTTGCTTCTGATAAGGCATTGGCTGATGCTGATACAAAGGCTAAGACTGAAGCAGAGACAGCAAAGGCTCTTGCTGATACAGCACTTACAAACGCAAAGGCAGAGGCAGTAACAGCTAAAACTGCTGCTGACAAGGCTCTTGCGGATGCTAAGGTTGCTTCTGACGTAGCACTAGCAGATGCTAAGGTTGCTTCAGATAAGGCACTTGCTGATGCTAAGGCAGTATCCGATCTTGCACTGGCTAACGCTAAGGCAGCAGCAGCTTTTGCTGCAGCAGCAGCAAAAGCAACTTACAAGAACGAATACAATAAGTTGGCTACCAAGTGGAACAAGGCTCATCCAAAGGCCAAGGTTGCACTAAAGAAGTAATTAAACTTCACAAGTTAGAGGGTTGGCTAAGTGCCAGCCCTCTTTCTTTTGCAATAAAATGATATAATAGCCTTATTAATCATTATGATTAGGAGGGCATTATTAAAAAACTATTAAGAATTCTAATGGTTATATCATTAGCCCTAGCCCCATTACTTTTAATAACAGAAAAAGCCCATGCAGCAGAAGGGTTAACTGCTGAAGTTTATAATGTTCTGGGACAGAATGGCTCTCCCTAC